GTCATCTTTTTGCGCGGCCATGTTGTGAAACCCAGTTTAAGGAGGCTGTATGCCAGGGCCAGGTAAGAAACCAACAGCGTTAAAAATCGTATCCGGTACCGTGAAGAAATGCCGGTTACCTGCTGAACATGTCGATATCGAGCCACTCGATGAAGTCCCCAAAGCCCCGAACTGGCTACCGAACCCGCACGCAGTCAAGGAGTTTAACAAACTGGCGGCCATGCTCCATGCGAACAAACTGCTGACCGTCGGGGGCGTCGCGGCGCTCGGGCACCTCTGCGCACTGCATGGGAAAATGGTCCAACTCTGGCGGGCTGGTGAAACTCCGACCGGTCATATGGTGGCGCAGTACCGGGCGCTGGTAAATGACTTTGGGTTGACTCCGGTAGCGCAGGGTAAGGTTTCCGCAGGCGGTGAGAAACCTGCAGGCAACAAGTTTACCAACAACGGGCAGCGGAAAACCGCTTGAAACCCTACCTCAAAATAGCCGTCGCCTATGCCAAGGCCGCCGAAGCCGACACGAAGCGGAAGAAGTTCGGCAAATGGATCCGGCTGGCGGCTACTCGTTTCCTCAATGATCTGAAACGGGCGGAAGATCCTAAGTGCCATTTTCTGTTTGATGAGTGGCACGCGAATGACGCTTGCGATTTTATCGAAAAGTTGCCGCACGTTGAAGGTAAATGGGATACCGATTCGATTGTTTTACATCCTGCTCAGGTGTTTTTCGTTGTTCAGTTGTTCGGATTCAGAAAGCGCAAAGACAACACGGGGCGGTTTACTGCTGGAGACGCAAGGCGTTTTACATCTGCATTATACGCAACGGCCCGGAAGTCCGGCAAGTCAACCCTTAGCGCCGGCATCCTCCTCTACTGCATGTGCTGCGAAGATGAAAGCGGCGCTCAAGTCCTATCCGCGGCTACCACTTTTCCCCAGGCTGAAATCATATTCAAAGTTGCCAAACGTATGGCCGAGAAAACCCCAGACTTACGAGAGGCATTCGGCCTTGAATGCTGGGCTAAGGCAATCAGCCGGATAGAAACGGGGTCCAGTTTCAAACCGATCCACGCGAAGGCCAGCACACAAGACGGCTTGAACCCCTCTCATGTTGGCCTTGATGAGATCCACGCGCACAAGACTGCCGACCTCCTGAACGTCCTCACCTCCGCCGCCGGCGCCCGGTCAAATCCTCTCTGGTTGTACACCACAACGGAAGGTTACACGAACCCAGGACCATGGGGAGAGTTGCGGCTGTTCGCTCAGAAGCTGCTTGAAGGCGTGTTCCTCAACACCGCCGACCATTTCCTTGCTCTGTTCTGGGCGGTTGACGACGATGACAACGAGTTCACGGAATCATCATGGGTCAAAGCGAATCCACTCATTGACGTAAACCCGCACCTCCTCGACGCCATCCGTAAAGAAGCAGTCGAAGCAAAACAGATGCCCTCCAAGCTGGCAGAGTTCAAGATCAAGCGACTCAACAGGCAGAGCTCCACTGCCGAGGGGTGGACGGATTTGATCAAATGGCAGGCTTGCGGCGGGCCGGTTGATCTTGACTGGCTAGTAAAATATCCCTGCTATGGAGGCCTTGACCTGGCATCAACAACGGACATGTGCGCTTTCCGTCTGGTATGGGTGGTCGATGGCCGGACGTACACACACGGCTTGCGGTGGGTACCTGAATCGGCGGTCGCTTATCGGACTGAGCGTGGTACCATCCCTTATGCCGGGTGGGTAGCGGCTGGCCTTATCAAGCAGACGGCGGGGAACACCACTGACTATGGCATTATCGAGCAGGATATCATTGCAGTTTGCGAGAGGTTCAACGTACAGCAGATTGCTTTCGACAGCTGGAACGCAACTGACTTGACAAATAGATTGATATGTGCTGATATACCTCTGATTGAATTTGTCCAGGGGCCGAAATCGTACCATCCGGCTATGCAACAACTAGAACGGGCATACATTCAGGGGCTTTTAAATCATGGTGGAGATCCGGTTTTAAACTGGTGTGCTTCCAACTTGGTGGCGCGTCGGGACCAAAACTTAAACATGGCACCTGACAAGAAAAAGTGTGCCGATAAAATTGACGACATGGTCGCTTTGTTGATGGCCGTTGGAATCAGTATAGTACCCGCAGAGGCAGATATAGACTACAGCACATGGAGTCCGATAATCGTATGAAAAAACCGGGCAGAATTAAAGCGGCATTGCTTGACTGGCTGGGAATTCCCATATCTCTAACTGACTCCACTTTCTGGTCTCAAATCGGCACGACCGCTGCCGGTCAGACGATCAACGATAGCACGATTCTAAAACTGGCCGCTGTCTGGTCATGTTCCCGCCTTATCTCTCAAACCATATCAACTCTGCCATTGTTTGCATATGAGCGGACTCAATCAGGCAGGCAGGTTGCACGTTCTCACCCGCTACACACGATCATCAATAATATCCCGAATCCAGACAGCACCGCTTCTGTATTTTGGGAGTCGATGGTTGCCGCTATGCTGTTGCGTGGCAATGCCTTTGCAGAAAAGATGATGATCGGTAACAGGCTTGTAGGGCTGGTCTTTCTCAATCCATCATATCTGACAGTGCAACGACTCAATACGGGCCGGTACAAATACATTTACACGGAGTACGGTAAACAGCGGGAAATCCCAGAAGATAAAATCTTCCACGTTCCCGGCTTCACTAACGGGGGCCGGTGGGGACTGTCTGTTATCCAGTACGGGGCCGGTGTGTTTGGGTCAGCTCTTGCTGCTGATACCGCAGCTAACAGCACGTTTGAAAACGGTCTATCACCTACAACGGCATTAATGGTTGACAGGATCGTTAAGCCAGACCAGAGAGAAGGATTCAAAACGGCAATGTTATCCATTACCGGTGCAATAAACGCCGGTAAAACTCCAGTGCTTGAACAGGGCATGGACATAAAAACCATTGGCATTAACCCGAAAGACGCGCAGCTTTTGGAGTCACGAGTTTTCAGTGGTGAAGAGATATGCCGATGGTTTGGGCTTGACCCTTCGATGGTTGGCTACGGCAATAAAGCCTCGAACTGGGGAACAGGTCTTGAGCAGAAAAATATCAGCCTTTTGAATTACTGCCTGCGTCCGCTGATGGTAAAGATCGAACAGCAGATCAACAAAGATTTACTGACTCCGGTCGAGCAAATGAGGTACTATGCAGAGTTCAACATCGAGGGGCTTCTCCGTGGTGATTCTACCGCCCGGAAAGAGTTTTATTCTTCAGCTCTCCAGAACGGCTGGATGAACCGCAACCAAGTTGCTGCCATGGAGAACCAGCCATCGCTTGAGGGCGGCGATATTTACACTGTACAATCAAATCTCATACCGCTGGCACAGTTGGGACAAGACGCTGCGAGGGCTCTCGCATCCGTCGAAGCTGTGCAAAAATCATATCTGGGTGTTGGCACGATGATAACCAGCGACGAAGCACGGGAACTGGTTAACGCGGTTTCCGGTAGCGGGTTGGCTGTCCCAGGTCCTGAGTTCCAACCGAAAACATCAGGAGGCTTTTAATGAAACGAAACCTACCTTTAGCATATAACGGGCTGCCACTGTCCGGAATAAAATACGACCTGTCACCAAAGGCGCTTGAGAACTGGAACCCGGCAATCAAGGCCGCTGAGTCTGACAACACGATCAGCATATTCGATGTTATCGGACAGGACTATTGGACAGGCGAGGGTGTCACAGCAAAGAGGATTGCCGGGGCACTTCGTGCAATAGGGGACAAGGACGTAACTGTACTGGTCAACTCTCCAGGCGGCGACATGTTCGAAGGGCTGGCAATATACAACCTACTGCGAGAGCATAAGGGGGAAGTCACCGTGAAAGTTTTGGGGCTCGCCGCTTCCGCTGCTTCAGTAATCGCCATGGCCGGTGACAACATCCAGGTGGCGCGCGCTGGCTTCCTGATGGTTCACAATGCATGGATACTTGTGGCTGGCAACCGTCACGATATGCGGGATTACGCCGATTACTTGGAACCGTTTGACCGCTCTATGGCGGACCTTTATTCCGCACGTACCGGCATCGAGTTCAAATCCATGCAGAAAATAATGGATGCTGAAAGCTGGATAGGCGGCAGTGATGCGGTTGAACAGGGTTTTGCAGACGCACTGTTACCCTCCGACCAGATACAGATTGATGAAAACAGTAACGCCCGTGCTGCGGTTAAACTCGATATCGCTCTTGCAAAAGCTGGAATGCCAAGATCAGAACGCAAGAAATTGCTTGCTGAATATAAGGCCGTCAAGCCTTGCGCTGATGGTAACGATACGCCTTGCGCTATCTCGTTTGAAGATGAAATGTACGAATTACGTTGTCTCTGTTTTTAATCCACCATTCAAAGGAGTATCCCATGGCAATCGAAGAAGAAGTCAAAGAAGTCAAAACCCTGCTTAAGGACGTGAACGACAAACTCAAAGCGTCCGCAGAAGAAGCTCAGAAGCAGATTAACCTGCATTCTGAAATGTCTCAGGAAACAAAAGCCAGCGTTGACAAGCTCCTGATTACCCAGGGCGAACTGAATGCCCGCCTTATGGCAGCTGAACAGCTCATGGCGAAAATGGAAACACAGGGGCAGGGCCGCAACGAACTGCCGAAAACGATGGGGCAAACTGTTATTGAGTCCGATGGATTCATTAACTTCTCAGGCAAAGGTACTTTCACCATCCCGGTAAAAAACGCCATTACCTCACTGGTCGGTTCCGCCGGCACACTGATTGAACCGCAGAAACTGGGCTTTATCTCCGCCGGTATGCAGCGACTGACCGTCCGCGACCTGCTCAATTGGGGACGCACTACTTCCAACTCGCTGGAGTACGTCCGTGAAACCGGATTCACTAACAACGCCGATGTAGTTTCCGAGAACCCGACGAACGACAAGCCGGAATCTACCATCTCTTTTGAGCTGGATTCGGCGCCGGTCGCGACCATCGCCCACTGGATTAACGCATCGAAACAGGTGCTCGCTGATGCCGCCATGTTGGCATCCTATATCGATGGGCGCTTGCGCTATGGCCTGAAGCTGAAAGAAGAACTCCAGCTGTTGAAAGGTTCTGGCGTCGGGCTCAACATTACAGGCCTTATCACCGCCGCCACTGCATACGCGAACCCTGGCGTGACTGTGCAGGTTGAAACCGCAATTGACCGACTCCGGCTGGCGATGCTGCAGGTAACTCTGGCTGAGTATGAGGCCGATGGTATTGTACTGTCTCCCATCGACTGGTGCCAGATCGAACTGACCAAGACCACAACCAACGAATACCTGTTCACATCTCCTACTGGCATGGTAGTTCCTGGCCTATGGGGACGTCCAGTTGTGTCTTCTCAGTCCATGACCGCCGGAGATTTCCTTGTCGGTGCTTTCGGCATGGCCGCTCAGGGATGGGATCGTGAAGATGTCAACGTCACTGTCTCCACCGAAAACAAGGATAATTTTGTGAAGAACATGGTCACCATCCTCTGCGAGGAGCGCGTCGGCTTGACCATCTTCCGGCCGGAAGCGCTTATCACTGGCGACTTCGATGGGCTTCCTGCATCGGCGTAGTAATAGGGGGGAGGTTTCGGCCTCCCCCTTTGTTCTTTGACAATTGAAGCAGGAGTTATTTTCCTATGATGTCCGCAACTCTTGAACCGGCGTTCACTTCCAACTTTATCACATTGATGTAAACTTGGGTAAGACGGGCAACTGCATTAGCTTGTTCAGGTGTAATCTTACCGCCTCTGAGGTTGGTTGTATCTTCGGTAATCATTTCAAGCATGTTTTTGATTGTTTGCATTTTTGATCTCCCTTTTTAGTTGAATGTTAGCTCTTGCCAGCTTGATTAGTTCAGTAGTGGTTTCGTTTATGGGTATTTTAGATGATTTAGCCACATAATAATCAGCTAAGTTGACGCGACCTGCTTTTCGTGAAACCTTCTGTCGATCTTTTACTTCTTGCGCTTGGTAGTATATTGCACAATATTTTTTCATGTATTCCTTGACTTTAGGTTTTTGCCTGTGTTCCTTTCTCCACTCTCTATCACGGGCTCTTGCTTCAGGCTTTTGTTTGTATATTTTTGTGCGCGCCTTTTTTACATCAAGGGCTCCAGGCCTTTGGAGATATATTTTTTGGCGTCCACGTGCACATTGTTTGCAATGCCCGTCTGTATAAACATTGTCCGGCGACTTGACATGACCATGCTTGCACATTGGATATCCGGATTGCCCATCAAAACCATATCTGCCTGAGTGTACGCTATGACTCACTCCTTCTGAATTACATCCAGCCGCGTTTTGCAACGTGGGCAACTCTTGGGGTCTTCCACTTTCGGCTTCCATTCGTAACTGCATTTTGGACATTTCATAAAACCTCCTGTTTTGATTGTGTCGCACTGTTATTCCTATTATTACTATTTTTATTATTATGTCAACAATAAAATGCAAGGGGCTAAAAAATGCTTGTAACAGCTTTAAAAAGCTTTGACCACAACGGCAGCATAAACAAGGGTCAGACATTTGACTGTTCCGAAATAGTAGCACACGGGTTGAAACGGGCAAAACTTGTAACATTTGATGATCCTAAAGCAAATTTCCCTATGGCCGGGGCTTCACTGCCGTCTGCATCGCCTCCGGTCCCAGCCTTACAGCAGACGATTGCGAAACCGTTAGACGCTGGCGCGAATCTGAAAAAGAAACCGGGGCGCAAGAAAAAGTCGTCATAGTCGTTAACACGACCTTTGAACTTGCGCCGTGGTCTGACATATTGTATGCAATGGATAGGAACTGGTGGGACAACTACTTTATCAAAGGCGCAAAAGATTTTGCAGGGATGAAATTAACACCGGTATCGGGTGTAAAGTGTGCCAAAAGAATAGCATTTACTCATTACCAGAATAGCGGGGTAGGGGCAATTTCGCTGGCGGCACATTACGGGGCTGGTAGAATCATCTTACTCGGCTACGATTGCCAGAAAACAGGCGGTAAATCTCACTGGCACGGTAATCACCCACCAGGCCTTGGTAACGCCGGCAGTATTGGCACTTGGCCGAACCAGTTTAATAAGCTGAAAAAAGATCTTTCTGGAGTTGAAATTATAAACTGCACACGCGAAACCGCTTTAACTATGTTTGAACGACAGGATTTAAATACAGCATTAAACAGGAGCTGATATGGCAACCAAGATCGAGATCCAGGATTTCCGCGAACAGCTGGCAAAAGCGGTGCATAATTTCGCGGCTCACACATTCAAGCTGGCATTCAGCAACACGGCAATTACTACCGGCATGGCGGCACTGAGCGAGATAACCGCAATAAGCCTAACAAATACCACTGCCGGGGCTAATCCAACCGTAACCATTACGGCGGCTGAGTCGGCTGGAACGATGACCATAGGCGGCGATGCCGTAACCCTGACCGCTGCAGGTGCGGTGGGGCCATTCCAATACTACGCACTGTACAACGACACAGCGACAAGCCCTGCCGATGCTCTTGTGCTGGCATGGGACCACGGTTCGGCGGTCACACTGGCAAGCGGGGAAACATTCAAAGTCAGTTTTAATAACGACGATACTGCCGGGACTATTTTGACCATCGCGTAAGGAGCAAACTATGAGCACCGTATCCAGAACTCCAGGCACCGACGTGCAGATGGTTGTAACAACCCTTAATAGTCTGGCAAACAGCGCCACGGCTGGATGGCAATCTGCAATGGTGGATAACACCACTGAGAAAGCAGGTGAGTACGATATCAATATCAGCATTGACCTTGCTGCGACTGCAGCGGCAAACGATAAGGCAATCTATGTCTATGTTGTGCCGTGGTTCTATGATGGATCATCATGGACTCCTGGGGCGGATGGCGGCACAGCTACTCTGCCATCTGGCACAGAGGGGACTTACACCATCGGAGCAACACACAATCTCCGGCCCGGGACGGTGATAGGCTATACCGCAACAGGTCAAGTGGTGAACAAATCTTTCACCCTTACCAACGTAGGTGACGGTTTCAGCCTTGTTATCATCAACTATACCGGCGCTGCAATTGCGGCAAGCGCTAACGTGGTGCAGTACAAACCCGTTCATTACACGAGCGCATAATGGCACTCGTACTACTTCGCACAGACCGAACCAGTAAACCTCCACTGCACACCCCACTGCGCTCTGATGGGCATTGGGGTGTTGAAGGGTTGATGGGTGCTTGGGCGTTTAATGAGCAGGCAGGAAAAACGGCTTTTGATTGCGTAGCCAATAATAATGCGACATCCCCTTTGCCCGCCTTTACTCCCAACGGAATTGCTACATCAGCGGCAACCCCTACGTCTGCATGGGATGTACCTGTTAATATTATGGCCGGGAAATCTCAACTATCACTGATAGCTGTCATGAAATCATCTGCCAGTAGCGGTGGCTATATTACCTGCTGGCTCAGTGATACAAACATGAGTGCATTTCTGTATCAGGTCAGCAACGGCACGGTCGGATTTAGAACCAGAACAGTGACAACGGTTGCCATGAATCCTGCGGGGTCCGTTGCTGACGGGAAATTTCACACCATAGCGGGAATTTATAGCGGATCAGATATGTCGGTGTGGGTTGACGGGGTGGAACGGGGTACACGAGCTAGCCAGAGTGGTGTAATAGCCACACCGACTACCGCAACAACAAAAATAGGGGCATACAGTACAGCAACACTTAATGCGGAATTTAACGCCGCATTAATTTATGACCGCGCCCTCTCCCCCGACGAAATAGCATCCCTCTCCGCCAACCCCTGGCAGATATACGAGCCGGAGATTCAGTGGGTGTGGGTGGAGGATGGGGCTGGCGCGACAACCAGCGCAGCCGATCCCGGCAGTCTGACTGCAACAGGCAGCGCGGCCACTGACTACAGAGGATTGATATCAGGATCAGCAGTTGGCACATTGACGGCTACAGGTTCAGCGGCAACAAGTATCAAGGGTTTTCTCTCTGTTGCTGAATCCGGCGCAACACCAACATCTGGCACGAATGCCGCTGATTACCGTGGCCTGATTTCATCCGCTGAATCTGGCGCGATTACAACTACAGGAACGGATTCAACAGGTTTATATACTCCCGTTGGAAGCATAACAAGCACGGCACAACCGGGCGCTACCGTTGTTATCGGGGTCAATGCCGCCGGTCTCAGGACTTTTATATCTCTGACTGAACCGGGGTCGGTGAATCTGACCGGGGTCAACGCTTCCGGATTCAGGGGACTGCTATCAGTCACGGAAATCGGTGCGCTTGCAGTTACCGGAATCAACTCGGCAGACACGACCGGCGAGTTGACAAGCATTGCACCATATAGTGCATTATCAGTGAACGGCTACAATACAACAGATTACAGACCAGGCCGAGAGATACCGATATTTTCAGGGCGATCAGTACCGATAATCAGAGGCCGCGAATTATCATTAACATTAGGACGGACAATCCCGGTAATTCAGTGAGGTTAAAAAATGGCACTACTTGACGACGTAAAAACCAGCATACGGGTAATCCATTCGGCTGATGATGCTCTTTTGCAAAGGCTTATCAACTCCGCATCGCTTGAATATATCCAGTTTTGTAATATTGAGGTTGATTCGGATGCCACAGTAGAGCCAATTGCAGAAGATGCTTTCCAGGGACTTGTCCTGATGGTTCAGGCTGATTATTCTGCAGATCCGGAAAAGCGGGAATCATACCGAAAAGCGGCTGAAACTCTCTGGATGCCGCACCGCATTAGTATGGGGGTCTGATGGACGCGCAACGATTACGGCATAGAATCGAGTTTCAGGAGCTGGTCGAGGAACAGGACAGTGAAACCGGCGCGTCTATCACAACATGGCAGACGGCTTACCTTGACTCTGATACTCCACTTGACAGCGTTCCAGCCGAAGTCCTGACAGGGCCGGGCCGGGAGTTCAGGGGGACCGGCACGACCCAGGCTGAAGCGACGGCGCGGATCAACTGCAGATGGTTTCCCGGTCTTCTGGAAACGTGGCGGGTACTATGGGACGGCCGGATTTACAACATCCAAAGTATCGAAACCGACATAACAGGTCGCATAGAATGGCGCTTACGGTGTGTTGATGGGGTATCAGACGGGCGGTAATGGTTTAATAGTTTTTGGCCTTCCGCCTTTTTTGCCGTTTTCAGCACTGCTCTTTGATTTCTTATCTGACTTGATCGAACCGAGAAGCGCTGCAGGGCTTATTTCTTTTTTGCAATGTGGGCATTCCATTTCAAATCCTTTCGCCGGTTACGATGCGACCGGCGGCGCGGGGAGATTTACAGACCTAAATCAGATTGTACCTGTTTAGAAAAATTCACTTGCCCTGCCCAGTGCGATGTTTTGACGTAGGCTATTACGCTTTCCTGTTTTGCAGAAACGGCGGCGCGGGGAGATGAGGAACGAATAATTGTGCAGTTTGTGCGGCCCTGACCCTTGTTGTTAGCATACCAGAAATGAAGAAACTGACCGTTTTCGAGTTCTACTGTTTTCGGGGCGAAAGGAATGTTGATTGAGTTTTTCATGGTGTGGCCTCCTTTGATTTGTCCTTCACTATGATTATAGTATAAACCTATCGTTAGGATAGTCAAGCAAAATAATGCAATAAAAAATAAAAAAGTGAAAATAATTTGAGGGGCTAAAATGGCCGGTAAATACGATGTTGTCATATCTCTGTTGGTTTACAATCAGCTTGAAGTCACGAGAGAGTGCATCGAATCGCTGTTTGCAACATCTCAAAGCGACTTTTTGCTTGTCATTTCCGACAATAAATCCCGAAGCGAGACCGCTGATTATCTCAAATCGGTTGCAGATGATCATGCAAACGTGGTTTACGTCCGCAACGATGAAAACCTTGGCTTTATAGGCGCTCATAACGCCATATATGCCGCTTATCGGGATTTGGCCGAGAACTTCTGTGTACTGAATAACGACCTGATCTTCAAGACCGATGGATGGGATAACAGGTTTTTGCAGGCTCTTGAATCAAACGCGAACCTGGCACAGGTGGGGCCGGTTCAAGTTCATGGGTACATCAACGCAAAAGGGATTGGCGTGCCGAGGCCGATCAGAAGCAATCCGCCTGAATACATCGGGGGATCGTGCTTTATTGCCAAGGTCGCGGCGGTTGGCGAAAAGCTTTTTGAAGATAAGTATATGAAGTTTGCATTTTGTGAAGATGCTGACTTATCATTCCGACTCAGGGCTGCAGGCATGAAGATTGCCGAGATACCCGGTATTAATATCCACCACAAACACCACGTATCCTTCAAGAACGAAAAGCTTGACTTCGATTTCAAAAAACAGGAACTCGCAAATCAGAGATTTCTGATTGACCGCTGGCAGAAATATATCCGGCTGAGAAATTTCGCCCCTCTCCATATCCTGATTATCCGCACTCGGGCGCTTGGCGACTCATTCATGGCTGAGCCGATAGCGCGGGAGCTGTTGAATAAATACCCTGGCGCGCATGTGTATATCCAAACAGCCTGCCCTGAATGGTTCACCCCTTGCGATTACATCAAGGAATGCGGGCCAAATCTCAGGGCAAAACGGAAATATGATATTGTGATCGATCTTGATATGGCATATGAGCGCAACCCGAAGATGCACGTTGTCGACGCCTATGCCAATGCGGCGATGGTGACACTTGATGACGACAAACGGACGCCTCAATATCTGGGTGCGAAACGTATCCGGATAGGCAGGAAAACAGCCGTTATCAACGCAGAAGGATCATGGGATAGCCGACAATGGCCGCTTGAGCGTATCAGGGGTTTTGCAGCATACCTGAAGGGGCGCGGTTACCATGTTAAAGAAGTCGGCAGGACTCAGGCGCTTTACACCGGTGTCGGCGAAAATCTGATTGGTGGGAGGAATCTTGCCGGTATCAACCAGGTAATAGCCGATGCTGATTTGTATTTCGGGATGGACGGGGGGCTGGCTCATTTTGCCCAGGCAATGGGGACTCGTTGCTTTCTGATATTCGGATGCACGAATCCTGAATACAGGGTGCATAACGGCGCAGATGTAAAAGCTGTATGGCGTGGGGATCTTCCTTGTTCAGGGTGTCATCACGAAGGTCCGCCTAAAACGTTCACCGCTTGCAAAACAGGCAACCATGAATGCTTGACGGGTATCACCGTTGATGAGGTTATAGAAAAATTTGAGGCATGGATATGAAGAAGACATTTCAATATTTTCCGGAGGAGAGAATGGTAGCGGTAAAAAATGGCAATCCAGACCTAGTTAAAATAGGGTATGAAGAGCACATGTTTAACGATGATTACTGGCTGTATTCAGACGGCGTAAATCCGGCAAGGATCAACAAAAGTGCTCACCAATTGATATGTTATTTCAAAGATTTATTCTCAATTACAGGCACAGTCACAGATAAATATATCATCGGAGATATTGGTGCTGGCGCAGGGAGCATGATTCAGCAACTTCATAATGCAGGTTATTCTGCGGGAGGGTGCGAATATTCCGAGTCAGGGCGAAGGCTTGCCAAGGAAAGGTTTAGTATTGATTTAGAGTTTTGTGATCTGAGAACTAGATTGAATTACCCAGACAATCATTTTGACTGGTCATATTGCGTCGGTGTCCTGTCAATGATACCGGACGGTTTCATGGAGAACGCTGTCCGGGAGTTGTTGAGGATTACAAGATATGGAGTTTTGGTCAACGTAGGAGCCGACATTGCCAACAACAAAGTGGATAGGAGAGGTAACCCGCACCATCTAACGCCGATCAATAGCGCTGGAATGTGGAAATTAATCCACGGAATTGGCGGGTATGACTGGACTTCAATCCAGCCGCCGCAAAAAAACAAGTACGGGATAGGGGTGTGCAACGAATTCGCGTGCCTAATCGGGAAAACGCCTTGGCCATTCTAATAGAGGTAACATGAGCGAGACCGCAAAACATAGATCGTTATTCCTGCCATACTGCATCGGCAACGGCCTTGATATCGGTTATGGTGGCGATCCTATCGTTGAGACAGCCATAACCCTTGACCAGGCGGACCGGTATAGCTTTGAAGGCGATAAGCCACAGAACATCACTGCCGACGCCTGCAGCCTGTATATGTTTGCTGATAATTCCCTTGATTATGTGTATTCCTCACACTGTATCGAAGATTTCAGGCAAACGGCGGGGGTGCTACAAGAATGGGTCAGGGTAATAAAACCCGGCGGATTCCTGTGCCTATTGTTCCCTGATGAGCGAGTTTACAGGGAGAAATCCAAGACCCCGAATATTGCGCACGTCTATGATGATTTCGGCATGGGATTTGTGATTGATCGACTGCCGGCGGATGTTGATATTGTGGTTTCGCTGGAACTATTTGAAAACGATGATTACAATTGTGCGCTGGTGTTACAAAAATGCTAGTGTTGCTGACAGCCACAGGGATGAGGCCGGAAGCGTGGGCAATCTGCGAACGGCTGATGATGGCGCAAACGTTCACGGGGCCGGTGCGGTGGATCATCGTGGATGATGGGGAAACACCGCAGCCGATAACCTTCCGACGCGAAAACTGGATTATCAATCTGATTTGTCCTGAACCAGTATGGCAACCAGGGCAGAATACACAGGCGCGCAACCTGATGGCGGGACTTGAACGCGTAAGGGATTATGAACGGCTTGTGATTATCGAAGATGATGATTTTTATGGACCGGAATACCTTGCTGACGTTGACAACTGGCTAAAAACTGCTGACTTGGTGGGCGAACCAATGGCGCGTTATTTCAACGTGGCAACCGGGACCGGCAAGCAGCTGCAAAACAATACTCATTGCAGCCTGTGCAGCACGGCAGTGAAGGGGCCGGGGCTTGTGGCCTTCCGTCAAGCGGTAGCCAAACACAAAAAGTTCATCGACCTGGAACTATGGCGCACGTTCAGGGGCAAAAAAATCATCTCCAATACCCGGCACGTTGTAGGAATAAAGGGTTTGCCGGGGCGGGGTGGCATCGGTTGCGGCCACAGAATGACCGGTGGCGCTCAGTCAATCGGCATGTTGCGGGAGTGGATAGGGGATGCCGCGGGAATTTACGGGTACTGATTATGTCTGACACCATATCATACAGCCTCCAGGGCGTTGACGAATTGCTTGCAAAACTCGACTCTATATCGTATGATTTACGGCGTAAAGGCGGGCGGTCTGCGTTGCGTAAAGCGGCAATGGTTGTGGTTAGGGAGGCGCAGTCAAATGCATGGCGGATCGATAATTCAGACACAGCGCAAGCTATCCACAAAAACATCACTTTGCGGTGGGCTACAAAGCGTTATCAAGCCGCAGGTGATTTAGGTTTCAGGGTTGGCGTTTTGGGCGGCGCAGTTAATCAACACATTGCGCGTAACGTCGGCGAGTTCAAGGGCAAGGGCAAGGATAATCCTGGCGGAGATACTTGGTATTGGCGGTTGGTCGAGTTCGGTACAGAGAAAATGAGTGCACAACCATTCATGCGGCCTGCTCTCGCAAACCACACAGACAAAGCGACGAACGTTTTTCTCACTGAATATTCAAAATCAATAGACAGGGCAATACGCAGGGCATCAAAATCAAGCGGGGGCAAATCTGGGATGAGAACAACACGAGGTCACTAAGGGAGGATAATATGTTTGAAGGAATGAATACAGGCAAAACTGACGACAATGGCTGCATGATAAAGTGCGGTGACAGGGTTGAGTTATTTCAGCACAAGGAAGCGTATAGAGAAACGACCGCTCAGGACGGATGGGGGCGCGATATTGCGCTGTGTCGGCACGATCAGCGAGATATTCCTGCCCGGGAAAAAACGATTCGCGGAACGGTGGTATATAGTCCAAAATTCACTAGCTTTCTGGTAGAGTTCGATGATTATATGCTGGAAAGTGGGCGCAAAGACGACAGCCTTTATATGCTCGGGTACGCTATCAATCGCAAAAAAGACCGATTATTGGTTATAGGTAAATAATGTACGCTCCCCTGTTTGCCATAGCTTCCGCAAGCTCAACCGTAAAAGCCTTGATAGGGTCAAACCCTGTCAGGTGCTATCCTTTCGGTTCCGCACCCCAGGGGGTGGCGCTGCCGTATGTTGTATGGCAGTCTATTCCCGGACGTCCGGAAAACTATCTGGGAGATCTTCCTGACGTTGACAAATTCGGCATTCAGGTTGATGTTTATGGGATGACGGAATCATCTTCACGGGCGGTTGCTCAGTCACTAAGGGATGTAATAGAACCGGTGGCACATATTACGGCATGGCGGGGAGAATCTACAGACCCCGAGACATTACATAAACGATTTTCATTTGATGTTGACTGGTTTGTAAAACGATAACCGCAAAAAGGAGATTAAAATGAGCGTACTCACACAAGGAACAAAAGTTTATTTCATCGATCCGGATGACCTGTCTATCGTGGCGGTACAGTGTGCTACAGCATTCAATCCCGGTGGGCAGCCAGTGGACCAGATCGAGGACACATGCCTTGAAGAACTGATTGCGCGCACCTACAAAAAAGGGCTCAGGACTCCAGGGCAGGCGTCATTGACTGTCAACGCTGACCCTCAATATGCTTCCCACGTGCGACTTCATGAACTGTCAGAGGAAAGCACTGACAGGAATATCAAGTGGGCGGTTGGCTGGTCTGACGGAACCGCAGCGCCTACCGTTGACAGCGACGGGGACTTTGTTCTGCCTGCTACACGTACATGGTTCACGTTTGAGGGTTACGTTTCTGACTTCCCCCTTGATTTTGCCATGAACACCGTTGTTGTTACAGCGGCAACTATCCAGCGTTCCGGCGGTTCTGTCTGGACTCCGAAAACGCCTTAATCTCGAATACACTAGGCGGGCCGGTACGGCATAGGGCCGCATGCAGCCGGACATATATCTGACAACATAGGCGGCAGTGTATACAAGCAGACCGAAGTTAAACGGGAGCTACCTGCCGCCACAACATCAACCGGGGGAGTGATGCAACTCAACATCGAAAGTCTCAAAACCATAGGCGCATTTACCGGCGCTCCTGTTGAAAAGCAAATCAAATGGAAGCAAGGCGACGAAGAACACACGGCAACCGTTTTTATCCGGCCGCTCTCCTACAAATCAACGGTGTCCGACCTGCAGGCCGTGAACGACAAGAAAGACCCGGTAGCAACGCGGATTGCATGCAGCGTGTGCGACGAAACCGGCAAGCCGATATTTACCGCTGATGATATTACCGGCGATGCAGATCCCGAGCGCGGGGCGCTGGACGGCAACCTGGCAATGGCACTGCTTGCTGCAATCGCAGAGGTGAACTATCTGGGAAAGCCGACGAGCTGACCGATATTGATGAGTTTTGGCATGAACTCGTACTCTGCGGGGTAGGGGGCCGAACGATTGCCGAAGCACAAGAGCGGATCAGCTTTTCAGAGTTTCAATCGTGGATAAAATACTGGCAGAAACGGGGCGGCTTTAATATTGGGATGAGGGTTGAAGAATCTATCGCCGTATTAGCCGCTCTTTTTGCAAACAGCAAGACAAAGAATGGCGGTTTCAAAAGGTACGATTTCATGGACCACAAAGACGAACCCGCAATACCGCTTGAACAGGCAATGGAGAGCTGGAAATAATGGCGAATCTCGGGACATTAACGCTTGACCTCGTTGCTCGCATTGGTGGGTTCACCGGGCCTCTCGACAAGGCAGGCCGCGAATCCAAAAAGTTTTTAGACTCATTGGAAAAAGGGGCTAAACGCGCGGGCGCGGCCATCGGAACGGCTTCTGTAGTTGCGGCTGGCGCGGTTGCCCTATTCGTTAAAAACTCGATTGATGAGGCCGATGCAGCAAGCAAGGCGGCACAGGCCACAGGCTTAACCGTTGAGGCTTTCACAGGGCTGTCATACGCGGCCAAGCTGGCAGACCTTGACACGGAAGCGCTTAAAAAAGGAATGTCCAGGCTTAACGTCGCAATCGGGGAGGCATCCACAGGCAGCAAAGAACAGGCGTCTCTATTCAAGGCGATGGGGGTTTCAATCAAGGACGCTTCCGGCAATCTCAGGACCGGCGACGAAGTCCTGAAAGACCTGGCCGAGAAATTCGCCTCCATGCCGGATGGAGTTGATAAATCAGCAACGGCTATCAAGATATTCGGAAAGGCCGGCGCAGACATGATCCCTTTCCTGAACGCAGGCAAGGACGGCATCCAGGAGATGATCACGGAGGCCGAAGCGTTGGGGCTGGTACTCACGACCACGCAGGCGCAGGCATCGGAACAGTTCAACGATTCCCTCACTACTCTCGGGCAGGTCACAAAGGGCGCGGCCAACAACGTATCAAAAGCACTGCTTCCCGCGCTGAACAGCCTCACAGGCATGATGATTGACGTTGCCAAGGATACCGGCACGGCTTCCGAATTTGGCAACATACTGGCGGGTGTTTTGAAGTTTGTTGCGTCAACGGCACTTGGCGGGGCCACAGCCATAATGAACATTGGCCGCGCAATTGGTGGGGTGGCCGCTGCCGGATCATTTGCGCTTGAGGGTGAATTCAAACTTGCCTATCAAACCATCAAGGCAATTGGAGTAGAGAACAGGGCGGCAACGGCCATTACTGACGAACGTATTAAAAGGCTGATGGGTGCCGACTACGAAACGGCTGGGAAGAAGGCCGCAAGAGTCGTCAATATTCTCGGGGCCGCTTCAAAGATTGCCGCCGAAAAGGTCGGAGAGGTAGCCACAAAAACCAAAGAGCACACGGGCGCGATTGAAAAACAGATTGCCGCGCTCCAGTTGCAGCTTGACACGTTCGGCATGTCTGAAACAGAGGCTAAATTATGGGGAATGTCAACGGATGGTGTTACCGGCAAACTGTTTGATAACGCTGAGGCTATTTTAGCCCAAATCGACGCACTCAAAAAGCAGAAAACAGACCAAGAAGAAATCACCGCAAACCTCAAAAATTATCAATCGCTCCTGAATGACTTACGGACCGATGAAGAAAAATACACTGATACCGTGCAGGAACGACTTGATATTATTGCCAAGGCTGGAAAAATGCCGACGGCAGAAGAAGCAGCAAAAATAGTTGGTTCAGGTGTGACTTCTGCGCCTACATTTGGCGGGGTTGATGCTGTTGTTGGTGGAGCTTCCGGTGAGATCGGCAAGATCGACGCGGCGCAGGCAGAGTTAGATAGATGGTATGAAACTGAAATGAAGAAGCAGGAAAAGAACCAAGAATTCAGGGATGCAGAAACCGAAATATTTAAAGCAGCTGAAGAAAAGAAATATGCAATTTTTGAAGAGTATCTAGCGAAAAAGAACGCTTTAGAGAAAACTCGGTTAAAAACACAGGAAGATCAAAACCTTGCAGCAATGCAGGGGGAAATCGCAATATACACGGCGGTCGCTGAGTCCATGACCGGCATAGTAAAAAACCTTGCCGGTGAAAACAGTGCAGCTTACAAAGCTATGTTCGCAGTCGAAAAAATAGCGGCGGCGGCGATGATTATTGTAAATACTCATGTGGCGGCATCCAACGCGAGAAAGACAAGCGGAAGTTTTTTAAGCGGCGAAATACTTGCAAACATGGTGATGATAGCCGGTTACGCTCAAGCCGGTATGGTCGCCGGAATGGGACTGGCCGGTATGGCTCATGATGGTATCGACTCAATCCCGCAGGACGGAACCTGGCTGCTGAAAAAAGGCGAGCGCGTATCGACTGCCGAAACATCCGCAAAACTTGACCGGACACTCGAAAGCGTATCAAAACAATCAACCGGCGGAGATGCTCCGATAGTTAATCTGTATGAGGATAAATCAAAAGCCGGGCAGGTTGAAACACGGCAGCAGGACGACCGGCGCGTGATTGACATTTGGGTTGCGGACCTGATGGGCGATGGCAAAGCACAAAAGGCTATGTCGCGTAAATTCGGACTGCAACCGGTGGGGGCATAATGGACTATCCTGCAATACTCCCGGCACCACTCAGGGCCGGTTACAATATCAATCCGGAAAACAATATCATCAGGACGCAGATGGTTTCCGGCAGGGCGCGGCAACGGGTGGCATATACATCCGTTCCGGCCTATGCGGATTTGTCATGGCTGTTCACTGCGCTTGAGGGTATGATTTTTGAATCGTTCGTTGCGGCGGCTGGTGGCGACTGGTTTATGATCAGCATCAAATCTCCGATTGGATACATTGCCCAGGAATGCCGATTCATGGAGTCCCCGCAAGGGCCGCAACTCGTTGGCGTTAATTTGTGGTCGTATAAAGCCAAAGTCGAACTCAGGGAGAAACCATCATTGGATCCATCATATGCGCTCTACTATCCCAGCATCATTTTGCAGCTAGATATCTTCGATCGTGCCATGAATGAGGCATGGCCACAATGAGCGTACTCGAAACCGTATATGCATCTGGCGGCGATATCATAATTGACACGCTGGAATTATCTTGCCCGGCGTGGTCATCGTCGATATTTATCTGCAACGGATTTGAAAACCATACCTGCATTGATGAGGATGATCGGGAGATTACTTTTATCGCCGCAGGTATCGCGGTTGCCCTGCCGAAGAAAAACAATTCAGGGGCGCAAATGCTAACGTTTGCGATCGATAACATTACCGGGGAGGCACAGGGGTTGATTGATGACGCTCTGGAGGCAGAGGAGCGCGTCACTTTAATCTATCGGGCTTTCCTTGCTTCCAACAAAACAGTACCGGCGGATACTCCATACAGAATGACGGTGTTATCAGGCGACATGCAAGGTTCAGTCATCCATATCCAGGCAGGGTTTTTTGACTTGCTCAACACGGCATGGCCGCGTGATAAATACACGGCGTCATTTGCACCAGGGCTGAAATACATATGAACCTCAATGACTACATAGGTAAAGAGTATGAGGACGGCGCACGCGGGCCTTTCCGATATGATTGTTGGGGTCTGGTCAGGGAAATCCGGCATGAGGTCTACGGCTTGTCGTTGCTACCCTCCCACGGCCATGTCCGGCACACGATGCCGATTGAATTTACCAGGGCATACCAGGAAGTCGCGAAGCAAATGGAGGTCTGCAATCCCGAGGTGGGCTCGGTTGCTGCTGTGTTCCGTGGCCGGGTATGCTTCCATGTCGCGGTTGTGGTTGAGATTGACGGAGATTTGGCAATTATGGAAATCAACCCGAATACCAACTGCAGGTGGTTAAGAATACCGGACTTTGAACGCAGATATCTGAAGGTGGTTTACTACCGATGAAATATAAAAACCAGGACTACCGATGATCAACATATATCCCTCAAAACTCGAAGGTGCACCACTCGAAACGCACGTTTTGAATCATCCTCAACCCATCTACGATTGGTTGTCCTCAACAGTCCCGAGTTTTTCAGAGCGGGAAGTCCATCCGATTTCCGTATGGGTAAACAACAGGATGATCGGATCGGCGAACTGGGCAACGACAACCATATCCCCGAATGACACCGTTGATATCTATGTTGAACCTGGCTATGGGATAGACTGGGTAGGCTGGGTTACAATAGCCATGTTTGTCATGTCTGCGGCTTCGATGGTTTACTCTCTCGTTGCCATGGGCAACATGCCGAAACTCTCAACGGGAGCGCCGGTAAAAGGCGACGCGCTTGATGAGGCAACGGCACGAGGGAACAAAGTCAGGCTGAATTCAATCATCAGGGAAATTGCCGGGACGTTCAAGGTCTATCCGGATTACCTCCTACCTCCCCATACCTATTTTGATTATGACTCCGACCAATGGATTGAAATGACGCTCTGCGTCGGCAAAGGTTCGTACACCATCCCCGAGGAGTCTGTGCTCGTTGGCGACACACAGTTTATTGCGATAACTGAAGATGTTGAATATGCGATTTATGAACCAGGCGAGGATTTGAGTGCTGATACAGCGGCTAGATGGTGGCACTCGGCAACGGAGGTTGCGGGAACATCAACCGGCAAAGCCGGGCTGGAACTCAATGCGACTTACGTAATCGGCACGGCGGCAACGGCTGAATCATACACGTTTGACGGACTGGTGATAATGATCCCCGAGGGGGCAGGGGAATGGCCTGCATGGCCGGTTGAATCGGTCATTACGATTGAGCAATTCCTTGACTACACTGTCACCGACGGCGGGAGCGATCGAGATATCATCTCAGGAGATTTTACAACCCTGGCACCGTTTGCCGGGATGATAATAGAGATTACCGGGGAGAACGAGGGTGATTACGTAATCAACGAAACCGACGGGTCCGGATACATCACGCTGGATTACGACAATGGTTCGCCTGTCAACGGTTTTTTAACCGGAACACGCCGGATGGCTATTGGATACCGAAATCAGCAATACGAAATCACTGCCATGATAACTAATGAGTATGATTTCAACAGCGATTTTAATCCGACTCGAGTAGTGCGGGATGAGATGCACGTCATCAGATTAACGGATGATGGAACTTATGAATCGGAATGGCTGGGATTTGCGCTGATAACGACAAACGACCCGGTCATCGCCATTGACGCATCCGGCCAAGAGGGGGAATGGGCGGGGCCGTTCGCGGCGTGCCCTGACGGGGAAGTTACGAGCACACTGGAATATGATCTGATGTTTCCCAGTGGATTAGGGAAGGTTGCAGCTTCCGGTGTAATAAACCCTGTAACTGTTCAGACAGAAATACAATACCGCGAAATCGGTACAACTGAGTGGTTGTCGGTAATCAAAACCATGACAGCCGCAACACTTGACCAACTTGGATATACCGAGTCTTTCGGTTTGGGCGATCCATACCGGCCGGAAGTACGTATGCGGAGAGTCGGCGCGAAATCCACGCTTACGGATACACAGGACACTGTGCAATGGTACGGGCTCAAATCCCGGCTGACGGCACCCTCCTCATATGCAGGCGTCACGACGATGACCGTGAAACTCAGGGGTGGCGACAGGATTTCCGCTCAGTCAGATCAGTTGATATCAGTCCAGGCTACCCGCAAACTGCCAACTCTGGTTGATGGTGCATGGACCGACAACGCGGAAACCCGCTCAATCGTGCCGTGGGTGTCGTACATTGCGAAATCGATGGGATATACTGACGATGACCTGTCTTTGGTGGACTTTGAGACGCTCGGGGCCGTATGGGATGCACGCGGCGATTATTTCGACATGTCCGTTGAGTCTGAAGGCACCGTTAAAGGCGAAATGCTAAACGCGCTGCGGGCGGGATTTGCAGAGTTGACGCTTGACCGTGGCGTCATCAAGCCCATCCGTGACCAGATCAGAACCGTCTATGAGCATATGTACACGCCTCAAAACATGGCCGAACAGTTGACCAGGAGTTTCCAGACCATCCGGCCTGATGAGTTTGACGGAGTTGACGTTGAATATATTGATGGGACGACGTGGGCAAAGGAAACGGTTGAATGCAGGCTTGATGGTGATAACGGTGCCAAGTCCGAAAAAATAACTCTTGAGGGTGTGACCGACCGGACACGGGCATGGCGTATCGGTATGAGGCAACGCCGGATGCAGAAGTACCGCCGGAAAACTTATAAATTCGCAACGGAGCTTGACGCGCTCAACTCCTCATATATGTCGTTTTGCGCTCTTGGGGACGACGTCCCAGGGTACAGCCAATCGTCAATCCTGATGGGTTATACTGCGCTATCAGGTGCTATTCAGTTACAGTCGTCAGAGCCGTTTGTGTGGGCGGATGGAGTTGACCATGTGATAGGCATACGCAAGCCGGACGGCACACTCTCAGGGCCATATTCTGCTACCAGAGTCAGTGATTATGTGATATCAATTCCAGAGTTAGATTTTACCCCGGATACTACCTGGGCTGTTGAACCTCCGCACCTGATTTTCGGGACCGTAACGAGATGGAGCTACCCTGTTTTGATATCCTCGATATCTCACAACGGTCAGAATAAAGTTGAGGTTGAAGCGGTCAATTACGATGCCAGAATATATGATGACGATGATAATACACCGTAGGGGGTGAGCCGTGACAGAGAACGGGCAATGCTTACAGGCTGTACCGATTGCAAAACTTGAGGTCACTACCGAACAGATCGGGAAAACCCTCGAAAAACTCGGCAACGTTCTGGAAAGAATAGCAGAGCAGGGGGAGAAGGTCCGGTCGCTTGAGGATAATCAAGAGCTGCTATTCGGGCGCATTCG